CGTATTCAGCGACTACAACAGCCTGAACGGATGGGCGACCGACATCAAGAAACTGGGCTCCCAGTACACCGGTATGCTGGCGGTCGATAACTACATCGACGGTCTCCTGATGATGGTTGAGTTTGGCACGAAAGACGTGCAGACTGTCATCATGGGTGCCTGCAGCCTGCCCTATGACAACAATCATGTTGCTCTGGCAGCAGAAACCGGCGTGAACCGCATCCTGCTCACCAAGGCGCAGGCCGCAGGCTACGTCGTCGGACAGACCGTGAGCCTCGACAGCAACAACTATTACAGCGAGGGCGTCGCCAAGAATCGCATCATCACCAAAATCGAGGACAAGAGCACCGACCAGACTTACATCTATTTCGACGGCGCAGCGGTCAACATCCCGGAGGGCTGCCACATCGGCTCCCGCCCGTGGGTGAACGGCGCAGCCGATGTTGTGGCGGCCAGCTCCGGCTCCACTGTGGACAACACCAGCGGCAAATACCCATTTATCTACCGTGGCAAGGAGAACCCCTATGCAAACGCATGGGTCAATGTTGCGGACGTTCTCGCAACCAGAGAGGGCAGCGAGGGCAACTACAAGTATTACATGAACTACCTGCCTGACCCGACGAAGTACGCAGGAGGCACGGTCTCCTCCGACTATGTGAAGCTGTCCTACGAGATGGCAAAGGACGGCGGGTACGTCAAGGAGCTCGGCAAGGATAAGCGGTATCCGTTCATCCGCATGACGAGCGTTGTTGGCGGCAGTTCGACCACCTACTATGCGGACTATTACTGGCCCGCACAGAGCGCGGTCTGTGCGGTGGTTGCTGGCGGCAACCTCAGCGGTGGCCGGATCTTCGGCCCTCGTTACTTCCACTGCGGCGGTGCCCCGTCGGGCTCGGACTGGCACCGCCGCGCGCGTCTTTCTTAAAATACCTGACAGCAGGGGATTGGGGGCGGCCAGCCCCCTTTCTTCTTCTGTCTTTTTCTTTCGCTTTTTAACTCCAAACAGGGACTTGGTGTGCCCTGCTGTGCGGTGATTGCTGGCGGCAACCTCAACAATGGCCGGAACTACGGCCCTCGTTACTTCAACTGCAACAATGCCCCGTCGAACTCGAACTGGAACCGCCGCGCGCGTCTTTCTTTATGCGTTCCCATAAATTATTGCACACCATTTCGCCGCCCTAGAGGCAGCCGGACCCGGAGAACGGGCCGCCTTGCCACTCGGCAAAAATACGCCACATCAGGTGGGAGCTAGTAGGACCGGACAGGTCTCGAAAACCCTCAAGGCTAAAAGAAAGAGGTGAATGCCTGTTGAAAAGGGCAGGATTCCTGTATGAAAAGCTCCTCGACAGAGGGCTTATCAGGGACGCCATCATAAAGGCATCACGGAAAAAGCGTCGCCGGAGGTCGGTTAGACGCATCCTGAATAATATCGACCATTACGTCGATGAACTCTACACCATGATTGCGAACGAGAGCTTTACGCCCTCACCGTACCGGAGATTCCAAATCAAGGACGGCGCGACGCAAAAGGTGAGAGAAATTTGTTGCCCGAAATTCTACCCCGACCAAATCGTCCACTGGATGATGATACTCGTTCTCGAACCCGTGTTTATGCGCGGGATGTGCGAAACGAGCTGCGGCAGCGTCCCCGGGCGCGGCGCGCACTACGGAAAGAAGCACATTGAGAAGTGGTACAAGCTGGACAGGAAGAACACAAAATATTGCGCAAAGCTCGACATCCGAAAATTCTACCCATCGTCTAAGGCCCCGGCCGTTATGCAGGAACTGCGGCACGTTATCAAGTGCAAGCGGATGCTGCGGCTGTGTGAGACGGTGCTGAACAGCTCGGACGGCCTGCCGATTGGCAATTACACCTCACAGTGGTTTGCGAACTTCCTTCTGCAGCGGCTCGACCATTTCATCAAGGAAGTGCTCCACATACGGTATTTTGTCCGATACATGGATGATATGTGTCTCTGGGCATCGAGCAAAAAGCTCCTGCACAGAGCGGTAAAAGCAATCGAGAGGTTTCTGGCGGGTCTCGGCCTTGTGTTAAAGGCCAACTGGCAGATATTCCCGACGGCTGCCCGTGCGGTGGATTTTCTTGGATTCCGATTCTTCCGCGAGAAAACGACCTTGCGAAAGAACCTCGCTCTGCGCTTGAGGCGGAGGGTGAAGAAAACCTACAAGCATACCCAGAAAACAGGCAGAGTGCGAGCGCGGGACGCAGCAGCGGTTATGAGCTACTGCGGATGGCTGAAACACGCACATTGCCACGGCTTTTTTCGTGAAGTACGTCAAGCCGTATGTGAACTTCAAAAAGCTAAAGGAGGCTATCAGACATGAAGCGAGAATACGCGCACGAACCGCCTATTGTGTCGGTAACGCAGCTCAACCCCGAACAGTGTGAGGTACTGCTGCACGAGAACATCAACGCGGAGACCCGCACCACGACCGGCGCAAACGGCGAGGAGCAGACCACCGTATACACGGCACAGGAGTACACCCTCATCATCCCGTGGCGGGAGGGCATTGAGGACAGCATCAAGGCCAACGTCGCCGCATGGACCGAAATGGCCCGCAAGCAGGAGCTCGAAGAGCTGCTGCCTGAAAAGCTGACCGAGCTGGATAATGCCTGCCGCAAGGCAATCGTCGAGGGCTGCTTTGTCGAGCTGGCGGACGGCTCCACCCAGCACTTTGCGCTGACGGAGGCAGACCAGATTAACCTCAACGTCGCACTCGAAGCCGTGAAAGCAGGCGCGGATGGCTATCCCTATCACGCGGATGGTGAGCTGTGCCGTGTGTTCAGCGCGGCCGACATCAACGCTGTCGCAGAAGCGGCCGTGGCGCACAAGCTCTACCACACCACCTATTTCAACCACGCGAAGCAGTGGGCCACCCGCGCCAAGACGGCAGACGAGCTGGCCGGTATCCACTACGGCGCACAGCTCCCGGAGGACCTTGCTGCCAACATGGCAAAGGTCATCGCTAGTGTATCGGGCCAGTAAGGCAGCCGCGCTGTTCCTGACAGGCGGCACGGCCTACGCACTGCTCGAGACGGCATGGCGCGGTCACACACACTGGACGATGTTCGTCCTCGGCGGATTCCTTTTCCTGATTCTGGGCGAGCTGAACGAGGGCTTGCTCGAATGGGATACCCCGCTCATTTTGCAGGGCATCATCGGTTCGGCCATCGTGACAGGAGCAGAGCTCGCAACCGGGATGATTCTCAACGTCTGGCTCGGCCTCGGCGTTTGGGATTACTCCGGGATGCCGCTCAACTACAAAGGGCAGATTTGCCTCCCGTTTAGCATCCTGTGGATTTTTGTTTCCATCGCGGCCGTCGTCCTCGATGACTGGCTGCGATACTGGCTGTTTGGGGAGGAGCGTCCGCACTATACACTGTTCCGGCGCGGCGAGAGCCGCTGAAAGGAGCCGCCAATGAACCGCGAGGAGAGGCTCGAACAGCTTTTGACGGCCACCGTTAAGCTGCTCGACCGGTGGGAGGAATACTCCCTCGAAACGAACTGCGGGGAGCCGGAGGGCTACGGAGCAGCCCGCGCGGTGGTACACGCAGAATTTTCCGTACTCAAACAGACCGACAAAGGAGACGTCGAGAATGAGCGTAATTACCTTTAAGCCGAACGACCACACGAAAATCACCACAGACTTCGAGCGGTACGAGTTTGCCTGCCCGTGCGGATGCACGGCGCAGATGATTGACCCGGAGCTCGTCCAGAAGATGCAGACCATCCGCACCAAGCTCGGCAAGGCCATCAAGGTTACGTCGGGCTACCGGTGCGTGAAGCACAACGCAGACCCGAAAGTGGGCGGCAGCCGGACAAGCCGCCACCTCTACGGCATTGCGGCCGACTGGCGCACGAAGGACCGGAGCGTAAACCCCGTTGCCCTCGGTATCATCGCAGCCGCACAGGGCTTTGGCGCGGTCGGCATCTACTGGCACGACAAGGCCGCTATTGTCCACACCGACACGCGCGGAGGCAAGGCTACATGGCTTTGCGTCCAGCCCGGTGTGTATCCCAGCACCACCTACAACAAGTTTGTCCTGCCGACCATCGAGCAGGGTTGCGAGGGAGCCGCTAACCGCGCAGCTACGGTTATGCTGCAGCGGCTCCTCGGCATCCCGCACGACGGCAGTTTTGGCCCGGCTACCACAAAGGCACTGATGACGGCCCAGCGTAAGCACGGCCTTGTCCCGGATGGCATTTGCGGTCCCAAGAGCTGGACTGCCCTGTCAGGCGCAGACAAATATCTGTGAGGGAGGAGGTGATACCAGTGGAAACATGGCAAATTCTCGTCACCGTTGGAGTGCCGTCTGGAATCTTTGGCTTTGCTGTCTGGCTGATTGAACGCAAAATCGAGCAGCACGAGAGAAAGCGAACCGAAGAGGCCAAGAAGCGCGAGAACATTGAAGCCCAGCGCGAAAAGAGCAGAGAGGAGCTGCAAATCTGCATCTATGAGACCTCTCTCGCCGCCATCGCACTCGGCGAGGCTACCGCAAAGGCAGTTCAGCGCATCCCTGACGCGCACTGCAATGGTGATATGCACGCAGCCTTGGACTACGCCTCTAAGGTCAAACACGCACAGCGGGAAGTCGTTTCCCGTTGCGGAATCAAATCCATTGTCGAATGAGAGGAGAATACTATTATGAAGTACAATAACAAAGTTTCCGCCGCCACCATCGCCCGTACCGCTGCCCTGCTGCTGGCTCTGGCAAACCAGATTTTGAGCGCGTTCGGCAAGTCTCCGCTTCCCATCGAGAGCAGCACGGTGGAACAGTTGGTGACTACTGGTATCACCACAGTCACCGCGCTTATCAACTGGTGGTATAACAACTCCTTCACGCAGGCTGCTATCGAGGGCGATAAGACCTACGAGAACGTCAAGAACCAGATTCGCTAAGGACGCCCCAGCAGCTACCACATAACAGCAAGAGCCTCCCGGTATTCCTCACACAAGAGGGCCGGGAGGCTCTTTTTTTATTGCCGTTTTTTGCAATATCTTCCCCGGAAACGCACTTAAAACGGCATTTCCGGCGCGGTTATTCTCGTAAAAAGACATTTTCGGGACAGAAATGCACTTTTTGATACATTTTCTATCATTTCCGTGGATAACCGCAGAAAAACGGCGCGGAAATACCAGAATGACCCGAAAAGTGGAAAACTAGGTGGAAAAAGTTGATAAAAGGGTCATGCGAGACAGCGCGCGCAGTTGTCCCAAAATACCACGAAAAACAATATAACCGGAGCGGAAATACCGTTTTGAACGCATATCCGCGCGGATATGCACTGAAAGCAGCATTTCCGGGTATTTCCGGCGAAACAATCGACAAAGAAGAGTAGAGTAAAGAAGAGTAGAGTAAAGAATATATTATACTCAGCGATTTTGCAATCGCTGGCGCGAAAGCCGTTGCCATTGTCCCTGTTAGGTGCTATCATAAAAGCACGACCACCAACACAGGACAGGAGGACAACAGTTATGGGAAACACAACTGCGTCCCTCACCCACGAACAACTGTTCGAGGGGGGGGTAACAAGTAGCGGCGCGCGATTCGTAGACCCGGCCAGCATCCCAATGGACGAGGTACGGGAGAGGCTGAAACAGCAGTGCGCGTACAAGCCATCGCTCGAAATCAACTTCGTAATGAGCAGGGATTCCAAGATTGCTTGCTTTTGGGGAAAGCAATTCTACATCACGGACGATTCATTCACCCCGGAGCTGGTGTACGAAACAGAATCTTTTGTAAACGCGGCCTCCATTTCAGACGGCTCAAGATACGCCGTGTGCCAGACAGCGCACAACGCCCGGAACGACGAGGACAGCGGAGCATTCGCTGTGATAGATGTTCTGCACAAAAAGGTACTAGGAAAATACCACACAGAGCATGGCTGGAAGTACATGACACGCCTGTATGTGGACGAACGGGAAAAGTGCTTTTGGGCATACTTTGGCGATGACAAAGAAAAAGTGAGCTTTGCGGACCGCGTGAAAGAGGAGCCGTCGCCGGAGCAGAAACCGGAACAGCCCAAAAAAGAAAACCCGGCAGCGGAGCCGAGCCAAAAGCAGAACAAAAAGGCGAACATCATAGCCATCGCTGTTGCTGTGTTCTTTGCGTTCATGCTTTTTGGCGGATTCGACCTTATAGCACCCCGAAAGAGAACAACCAGCACAACCAGAGTATCGACGCCGGAGACGAACCGGAGCATCCTCGAAGAAACCGCGCTGAACGCGCTGGACAAAGAAAGCGCAGCCTACATATCGTCGATTGATGCATTCTATTACAGCGGCAAGTACACGCTCACCGTCCGAACCGTTTCCTCTGGCGGCCTGTATCTCCCGATAGTGGCGGAGCAGACGGCGCAGGCAGTGTTCGACAAAGCGGCAGAGCTTGGTATCACGCTTTCGGAGTACAAGGTAGAGGAGTTCAGCGAGGGCAACAGCAGCAAGGTGGAAAACCTGATACTTTGGAAAAGCGCGGATGGTGTAACCGGAACCTACACAGACGACACCGGCAGCAGCCCGTACATCGAGACAGATGTTACCATCGAGAGGCTGGCGGAAATCGTGAGATGACCCAGCAAGTGACGAAAGCCTCCTGCGGAGACCCGCAAAGCGTCGTTGTGGCTAGGCGGCAAACTTTACGGCCAGACCACAAAAGCTCGAAATCGAGGCCCCGGAGCCGTGCTCGTGACGTTCTACGGCTCAACGCAGGAGAAAGCACTCCGAAAAGCTACAGGCAAATAGCCAGCAAGTTAAAATCAGCCTGCGGGAGACGGCCCACAGGGAGGTGATGGAGAGGGCTGCACGGGGACCACGAACAGCCCTCCCGTCACAATGGCTGCTCCGAAACACCCGCAGCGGGAAGAACGGCGCGCGCAAATCCTGTATGCGCGGCAGCGGCTCGACCGCTGGCGGGCATAGGAGGCAAGCATGGAACAGTCTATTTATGAGCTCTACATGGAGCAGGTCAACCCGCAGGACACCCGCGAAATCATGCAGGCAGAGGACACGCTCACCGCGCTGCTCAAGCTGGTGGAAAACCGCGAATTGCGCGACGCCATCGACCGCGCAGCAGGCCGCGTTGCCTACCTCCGAGAAGTAGCGGCATTTGAGGCCGGTTACGGCTTTATGCCCGAATAACAAAATGGGAGGCCCGGCATACCGCCGGACCTCCCATTGCTTGTACTCAATATTTGTAAGAAATATCCTTTACCTCGTCCTCGTCTGCTGTTGCGTTATCGAGAGCATCGACGGCGGCGCAGGCGTAGTTGAGCACGTTGTCCAGATTGTCGTTTACATATCCGATAGAAGTCAGGCGCAGGAACTCGATGTACTTTCTGGAACCGTCGTCCATCCTGTAATACCGACGTTCAACCGACTTGAACGCAGGGGAAACCTCTTTTTGAATTGCACGAGCCTCTTCTGCCAGAGCCTCGATACGAGCCTTGAGAGCAACGAGAGCGTCATATTCTTGAGCGTCCATATTATTTATCCTCCGAAAGTCCTAAGTATTCTTCAATCGAAATGCCGAGCGCAGCAGCGACGGCGTGAATCTGGTAAACATCGCGCGGGACCCGGCGACCGGCCTCCCACTCCTCGAGTGTCCGCAGCGGGACGCCAGAGAGCTGCGACAGCCGGGTGCGGGTCAACCCGCGAGCCTCGCGCAGCCCGGTGACGCGGACGGCAACAGGCGTTAAAGCTGACATCTTGAAATCCCCCTTGAATCTGCTATAATAGAAATGCCGGAGAAGTGAGGCATCTGCAAGCTGTTTCTCACTCCCCCGGCGTTTCAGAACTCTGGCCGCCGTCATCGGCCTTTGTTCTTCATCGGAGAGCCCTGCTTACTTGTTGAGCAGGGCTTTTACTTTTTCCACGGCCTCCTCGAGCGTTTTGCTGTTACGCATAAGCTCAAGAATTTCACGGGTCCGGTTCTCCTTTGCCTCGTCGCGAAGCACCTCGGCGGTATTCATTTCGTCGTCCATATCGTTTCCTTTCTGGCCTTGCCACCTTACTCGTTAAGGGACAGCCCCCTCAACTGACTATATTATACCACGCGAGCGCGTGGAAAGCAAGAGTAAAATGGCAATTTCTTGAAATATTTTTGCGTACCTGTGAAAGATTTACTGCTCGATGTACCGAAAGAGAAAACCGCCCGCATGGGGTAACTTTCCCTTGCATACCTTTCCGATTGCGCTGTCATCCAGACCGGTAGCACGGGAGGCGGCAGCGATACTCGGATACTCATGTATGACCTGATTCGTCTTGCGGTCAATCTGGCAGACCGGAGCGAGCGTTGAGCCGTGATAGGCCCGGACGCTCCGGCCGTATCCGTCGCCCGGTTCGGGAGCCGTTTTGCCGTTCCACTTTGCGCCGGATGCAAGACCGCCAAAAAGAAAGCCCTGCATCTCGTAGGCGCGAGACAGACGCCCCAGCAGCGTGTCGAGCTGGTCGCGCTGGTTGCGGTCGAGAGACTTGAGGAACGTGTCAATCTCCTTTTCGGCCTCGACGACCTCCTGAATCCCGACGTGTAAAACGTCGTTCTGCTCATATTTTTCGTACAACGTCCGATAGACAGCAGACATTGTGTTCCGCCTCCTAGTTGATAATCTTGTAGTCGAACGCATCGGACATCGGCAGGTCCGGCTCACCGTCCCGGCCGTTACTGGATGCAGTATAGAGCTTGTCGTGCCGCTCCCTCGGCATTGCACCGGACTCTGTGTACCTCCAGATTGTGCCTAGCTCATCGACGAACACCTCGCGGCCGAAGTCGTCCGTGCCAATGAAGCTCAGGACGGCGACAGCGCGCCGGAGGCTCATTTCCTTTCTTCCCATTCTGCGGACACCTCCCCATCTTTGTAAAAGAGCTTTGCACGGCGCAGGCGGAATGCCTCAAGAATGAGCGCGAAAGCCGTGTCACACGTTCCAGACACCATCTCAAAACCCGGCATTTCCCACAAACTAGCGTTGTAAAAAGCGGCAGCCAACTCGACGATGATGCGCTCGTTCTGGCTCAAATTGAAAGCCTCCTTTGCGGCCGTGAACATCATGTAGTCCTCGCCGATGACGGCAATGCGGAGCTCCGGCCAGCGCGTGAGCGCGGAGAGCAGATACAGGGACGCGCCCCAATACGGATTGATGCGCCCGGATTCGGGATTTACGATGTGCGGAATCCGCTGAAGCTCAGACAGGAATGTTGCCTCGTGCTCCGGGCTTTTGTATGTGATATTGATTTCCATGCGAACCTCCTTACATATCGACCGAAACAAAATGATAGGCGTACCAGCAACCGCGACGGCGAAAGAGCCTGACGCGGGTGGTAAAGAACTGACCGGAGCACCCCATGCCGTCATAACGGTCGTCGCGGTAGGCCCGGTGCATATAGAACCATTCGAGAACGCTCTCTTTTGAGAGGGGAGAGAGCTTCTCTGGCAGCTTAACGAGCTCGACGAAAGAATCGAGCTCGTCGCGGATGATGTGGCAATCGGAAACCCGATTGACATATTCTCGGATGTCGCGCTTGAGCTGAGTGACGAACTCCTCGACGCGCTCACTACGCACCGGACCGGGAAACCGCTCG